AGCTGATGGTCACGTCGACCCGCGAAGCGACCGGGTTGTCTGCGGCGGTGATGGTGACGTTCGTGCCGGGCAAGAAGTTGAGCTGTGGACGAGTACCCGCGACAACACTGTTGGCGGCGGCGGAGATCGTGGCCGGCGCGACCACGTACTGGATGGCGGGTACCGGTGGTGGCCCGGTCAGCAGTGAGGTGAGGTTGTAGGGGCCACCACCGACCGGGACCACAAAGTTGGCGTAGAACCCGGCCTCATTGATCTGATAGTAGGTGCCGGCGGGCACAAGGATTTCGGCGTTGGGGATCAGCGGCATCGACCACAGGCCAGTCGCGTCCGTGGTGGCGCTGGCGGTGAACTCCACGGACGCGGCAGCACTGTGCCCGGCACTGTTGCCGGTTGTGGACGTCATCAGGGTGACCCGAACCGGGGCGTAGGGCACCGGAACCCCGCGCGGGTCGACGACGATGTTCTGGACGACCGTTGTCGTCATAGGCCCCCTCGGTCAGTTGGTGGGCACGCCGAGGAGCTCGGCCAGCGCCGCGAAGCCGGGGTTGCCGGCCGACGCTTCCCGAACCTGGGCCATCAGGGTTTGATGGCGGGCCTCCGCGTCGGCCTGCACCTGCATGGCCGAGTCCGTGGCGGCGGTGCGCGCCGCCATCTCTTCGGGGGTCAGGTGAACTTGGGTCGCCTCGCCGCTGGTGCAGTCAACAACCAGCGCGGGGGCGTGCAGGTCAGGGTCGATCATCAGGGCATCCCGTACAGGCCGAAGAAGGAGTTGGTGGCCCACGATCCCGCCGACGCGGTGAACGTGATGGAGGTGACGGCTGACGACGAGTTCCAGCCACCGAACCTCATCGCGGAAGAGATCGATGTACCCAGCATCGCCGCCGACAGCGAGAACAGTGTTTTTGTTTGCGTCGTCGTCGCATAGTTCGGCAGCCACAGCACGGCTGACCCGAATGCGCTGGTGGGGCTCACGCCCGCGGCGTAGCTTGTCGGCCCAGCAATGAACGCCGCTGCGCCGCTGCCGTTGACCGCCACGGACGACGCCCCGGTGGACAAGATCGACCATCCGGTCCAGGCGTAGTTGTTGGCGGAGTCGGCGTTGAACGTGATGTTGGTGTCCACGTAGGTCCCCGCAACGGTGCTGCGCAGGCTGCACATCATCAGCAGGTGTTTGAAGTTGGCGGGAATCGCGGAGAACGTGACGGTCGCGGCACTGGACCCCAAGCTCTGCTCGGAGATGACGCCCAGGCCGGGGGTGATCCAGGTGCCGGGGGTGCCGGCGGTAGTGCACACCCACACGGTTCCGGCGGCGTCCACCAGGAAATCGCCGACGTTGAAGGTCCCCGACGTAGGTGGGCCGATGACGGTGGCCCCCACGTACCCGCCGGTTCCGGCGGTGGCTCCGGTCGCCTGCGCGCGGACCCGGTTGGCGATGGTGACGGGCTGGTCGGTCATTGTCGCCGTCAGCAGGTTCACGAGCTGACTGACGTCGGTGGCGTTGACAACGCCACCTTGGCTGGGACTGGAAAGGGGCATGCGGGTAGGTCTCCTCTGTCAGCCGGAGATGAGGGTCACGGACAGGTTCAAGGTCATCGTCTGCGCGTTGGTTTTCGTCACGGGTGACCCCAGGACCGCCCGGTCGATGAGCGTTCCTGGGGTGTACGCGACCAAGGCGCCAGCCGCGTAGTTGGCGTTGGCGGTGAACGACGACACGGGGATGGAGGTAGCGCCTGCGGTGACCTGGCTGGTGGTGGTGACCTGTTGGGTGGTGGCGGTGCCGTACCCCACGGTCAGGGTGCTCGCGTTGGGGATGGTGCCCACCACCCCGCCTACGGTCAGGGTGGTGGAGACGTTGCCGGAGGTGAGCGCCACCGTGAGCGCGGGGGTGAGCAGGCTTCCCTGGCCGAGCGTGCCCACCTCGTTGAGGGTGCCGTTGCCCAACGAGGTGGGGAAGAAGAAGTCGTACGACAGCACCCCGGCGGACACGGCCGAGTTGCTGACCACAGCCCTACCAACTTCGGAGAGCAGCGCGGTCTGCCCGGCCGTCGCCGCCGTGGAGGATAGTCCGACCGCCCCGTACATGGCGCCAACCGGGGCCGCGTACGGGCTACCCCACCCGGCATTCTCGGTGAGCACGAGGCTGTAGTTGAGGGCGGACGCCAACAACGCGATCCCGGAGGTGACGATCAGGTTGTTGGTGCGGCGCCGGGCCAGCATTGCACCGGTGGCCGCGTCGTGGAGGGTAAGGGTGAGCCGCCCTGCGCACGTGAGCCCTTCACTTGCCGCCAGTCGTCGTGTTGGCCGCACACATCCCCCGATGTCAGGCGTAGGTGGCCGAGCCGTACAGGGTGCTCGCGTCGCCGTAGATCGCGCCGGTCGCCGCCCCCGGCCGCGGGTAGTTGATGTAGCCGTATTTGCCTGTCCCGTACGGGGTGGAGCCGACATCCGGGGCGGTGCCCCACGCGTAGTGGTTGGCGACCTGTGTAGCTGTCAGTGGCCGGGCGTACAGGGCCACCTCGTCCAGCACCCCGGTAAAGAAGTTGGCGGCGGCGGGTGATGTGGCGCCCAGCCGCAGCACGTTCGTGGTGCTGGACGGGGTGGTGGTGTAGGTGCCCGTGTACCGGGAGGTGCCGTTGAGGTACGCGGCGATGGTCTTGTCGACCGCGCGCCGCACCACCACGAGGTGGTACCAGGTGCCGGTGCTGACCGACGTGGACGGGATGACGACGGTGTTGTACGACGGCCCCATCAACAGACTGACGGAGCCGTTGGTGTTGAGGATCAGGTGGTACTCGCCAGTGCTGCCCTTCGACACGAGGGCCTGCGTCGCGGACAGCGACGTGGTTTTGAACCACAGCTCGACGGTGAGGTCCGCGACACGCTGCAAACTGGCGGTGTTGGCGACCTGCACGTAGCCGGTGGTCCCGTTCAGGGTTACCCCCGTCGACCCGCCCATGGCGCCCGTCGTTCCGAAGGTCACCCCACCCACGACGGTGCCGGGCACCTTCGGTAGGGCGGTGGTGGCCCACGGGCTGGAGTCGTACACCGCCGTCGAGGCGACTGCGTCGTCCATGCGCCAGTACCCGACCGGCCCCACGTCCTGGATCAGGTTCACCGGATAGTTGGTGAGCGTCGTCACAGTGAGGGCCTCACTGCCTAGGTGCAGGGTTTCCGCGTTGGCCGCCAACTGGTTGGTGACCTCGTCGGGGTTGAACGCGATCTGCTCGCCGGAGTCCTGCTGCAACTGGCCCAGCACGTCCACCAGCGACAAGGCGCGAAGCATGCTGTCCCCCTCTAGCCGATGCGGGCGGCGGTGACCTGGTAGGTGCGCAACAACCCCGGGTCGCCGTTGATGCGTAGTTGCAGCACCAAAAACTGGGCGTTGATGCCGGGCCGGCTGCCGTTCTGCGAGTCGGGCACGACCCCGTTGACGACGGTGATGAGTTGCCCGGCCCGGAAGTGGCCAGAGAAGTCTTTGGTGGTGTCGGCCTGCACCCGCTCGGTCGGTTGGGAGTAGGTGGCCACCTCCCGCTGGCCGCGTTTCTGCGCCGCGAGCAGGGTGGGCAGGTTGGTGTCCGCGATGTAGTAGCCGAAAACCCCCCCGTTGGGGAGGGATTTGAACCGGCCGATGGAGGTGGCGTCCTGGGTTTGCGACAACACCGGCTGGAGGTACGGGTAGGTGAGTTGGATGATGGTGGGGCTGGCCGGCACCGGATCCGTGTTGGGTTGCAGGAACCACTGGCCGGCGGCGTTACGCACCACCACCCAGGCGGTCGTGGCCGAACCCCCGGTCTGCGCGTCCACGGTCTTCGTGACGCCACCGACGGTCAGGGTGGCCTTGGCGATGTTGCCCACGTCCGGCACGAACGTCAACGGAAACGACGCTTGCGAGCCGTTGCCGACGAACAGGTCCTGCTGTGCCTGGCTGTAGTCCGCACCCCGCACCCACACCGCGTTGCGGATCGACGTGGCATCCCACTCGTAGGCGAACGTGTCGTTCTCGTACGCCTGCGCCAGCGGGTTGCTGTTGACTTGGGTGATGTCGTCGGTCAGCGTCCACCCGGACACGACGGCCTGCGACGGCTGGTAGAAGTGCAGCGCCCGGTTCTCGTCCACATACCAGCCGTAGGTGCCGTACAGGCTGGCGAGCTTCGACAGTTTCGTCCACGCCTGCGGCAGGGTGTCGTAGCTGAACTGGACGCGCGGGATCGGCGGCCCCGGCAGCACGAACCCGCCGTTGGCCGGTGTCGCTGCGCTGATTCCGCAGTTGGCCTGCTGGGTGAGCAGGATCGCGAGGGCGTCGGCGGTCATCCCCGAGTAGTCCCCGGACACCAGCACCCGGTCAGCCAGGTACGTCCAGTCCACACAGTCCAGTTGCCACTCCGCCAGGGTGGGGCTCAGCGCCTTGAACTGCGGCTTGGGCACCACGCCGGAGAATAGGGTCGCACCCAGCCCCACATCCCGGATGG